TTTGCGTCCGGGTAACATTCGTCGCCACAACCTCGTTGGATTGACCTGGCATCGGAGGAATTTCGCTGGCTTTTTCACGGTAATGCGGGTCTTGATGCTTTACGAAATTCACTAGTTGGATGTACTTTGCAATTCCAACTTTATATCGAACTAAGAACTTATTCTCCTGAAGTTGATCCAACATCGCGTCGACGTCGAAGGAGTCGTATGCGAAGATTTCAGCTTTAATGCGTCGGGGGCGATCATCGAGACGCCCCTCGCGGTCAGCTAACGTCCAGAGGCCAATGAACAGCAGCCGCGTTTCGCACGAAAGCTCGCCGAGTAGCTCGTTTTTGAAAAAAGCTGGTTTAATGTTGCGGGCGCGCGCCATACTCAGTGCTCCCGATCCAACTTGAAACGGCCGTCGACCAAGGGATGTGTTGCCTGGGTAGCCGTCTGGTGCACGCACTCGCGCACGAACCGCGCAAAAACCGTGCTCACGTCTTTAATCCAGTAGACGGCATAACTGGAGCCCTGCGCCTCCTCACGCTGGTTCTTGACCATGCCGGCCGGCTTCGGTGCGTACGGCGACTGGCGGATGATCTGGTCGATGATGCGAGCCGGGAGCCCGTACAGCTTTCCGATCCGCGCGCGAATATGAACAATCGATTCGGCGGCAGTCGGACGCTCCATCAGCAATTGGGTCTGCGCCGCCTCGTCAACGCGCTGACCAATGGCGAGGATGGCGGCGCCCTGCTCTGCCTGCACAGCTTTGATACTGGCGTTGTCGAGCATCACAGAAATCAGTGCCTGCTGTTCGGGCGGTAGATTAGCGTACGGGTTAGCTGGTACCGCGGCGGCCAGCTCAAGTTCTTGCCAGCGGTCGACCAGTCGCGCGGTAAATTCAGGGCAAAGCTGCGCAACAACGATGATGCTGGCGCGTTTACCAAGCCGGTATTGGCGGATCATTGCCGGCCCTGGGCCATCGTTTGGCACTTCCTCAAATTGAGGGGGTGTGATTAAGTCGCTATTGACCAGCGTGTTGATCGTGCGGACCACATTGTCGTGGCGTTTTTCGACCAGGTCGGCAATCTCCCGGCTCGTCATCGTGGCTGCGGTGGTGGTGAGCGTCAGCATGCTGCCTCCCCTGCATTCGCGAACAGGTCAACTTGCCGGTCAACCTGCGCTTCAAGGCAGTTGCGGGCCGCCAGGTCGAAATACGAGCGCTTGAGCTCAGAGCCGACGGCGCGCCGTCCCATTTGCAGCGCCACGAAGGCCTCACTCCCGATTCCAAGAAACGGCGTCCAGACCAAATCCCCAGGGTTCGTCCATAAGTCGATGGCGCGCTCGATGACGTCCAGTTGCAGCGGCGAAATATGGCGTTCGTCATCACTCTCGCGGGCGCTCATATACTGCAGCGTGCGGGATTGCTTTACGTCCATCCAGACCGGACTGGCGTATTGCTGCCACTTGTCGACGTGGAAATCATCGGGCGTGTGGGTCACCGGGTCAGGGTTCTCGCCTGGCTTGCGCAGCACGACCAGGTAGTCGGCGATACCTTGGCGGCTCATGGTGCTGTCTTTTTTCAGCTGCTTATACAGCAGGCCGAGTGCTTTCGTGCGCTGCATGGCGACGACCGGATCTTTCCAGATGCAGACTTCGGAGTGGTAGATGAAGCCGGCCGCCTGGTGGGCGCGGATAATTTCGCCGCGGAAGTCCTTGATGCCAATGAAGCCGTCGCGCACCTTCGATGTCGGCAGATTCATGCAGTGCACTGCGACCAGGCGGCCAGGCTTCATTGCCCGGTACATTTCGGCGATCAGGTAACGGTAGTGCTGCCAGAAATCATCGCTTGATGCGCTGTTGCCCAAGTCGCGCTCGCTATTGCTGAAAACATACAGACTCTCGAACGGCTGGGAGTAGACGGAAAAATCGACGGAATTGTCTGGCAGGCTGCGCGCGACCTCGACGCAGTCGGCGTTGTACAGAGCAAATTTCTCGGTGACGGACTGATTAAGTACGTTGGTCATGGTCATGGTGGCACTCACTTTTCGGTGTTCGCAATCAGCCAGGCCGGAACGATCATCGGCATGGTCGGGTTGTATGTTTCGGTATTGCTGCGCGCGCCCTCGATCTGTCGGCGAGTGATAGCGCGCATATGGGCGACCATCTCGCCGGCCATCTCGTTTGCCTGGCGCTGCTTGCGCTCAATGTTCGCCTTGACGGCACCCTCTGTCTCGGCGGTGATGATGTGGACGTTGACTGGGCGGGTCTGGCCGAAGCGGTAGCAGCGGCGGACGGCCTGGTAGAACTTCTCGAACGAGTCGTCCATGCCGGCGAAGATCATGGTGTCGCAGTGCTGCCAGTTCAGCCCGTAGCCAGCAATCGACGCCTTGCTGACGATGCCGCGATCATCCCCGTGCGTGAACGCCAGGATGCGCCGCTCTTTTTCGTCGGCGGCCATGGCGCCGGTCACTTCAACCGCAAACGGGATCGCCGCAGCCAGGGCTTCCGACTCGTCGTTCAGGTGACACCACACAATCACCGGCCCGTCGACGCCAGCGGCAATCTGCGCAGCCAGGGCGACGCGGTCGGTCATGCTCTTGCGCTTAGCGTCACGGCGCTCGGACAGGCTTTGCGCCACGGTAGCGAACAGCTGGCCGTCGAGCAGGCCGCCGCCCGACACCGTGTGCTCGATGATGTTCAGTGGCGGCAATTCGTAGGCGGCACCGTCGAATCCGAGGTCGGCCGGATTGCGGATGCAAATCGACCAGGTTGCCATCCATTCCCAAAAGCGCGTTTTGCCATGGCCTTTAAGGCGCCATTTCGACGTGTCACCGCCATCGTGAGTGAAGAATGTAGCCAGCATTTCCTGCGCGCTCATGACGCCTAGGAAATCCGATTGGTTGCCGAGCTCAATGTAATCGTTCGGCGATGGCGTCGCGGTGCAGGACAGCTTGTACGGCGTCCTCCGGAATGCCGCCACGATCGCCTCGCGCGTCTTGCTCGTGTGCGATTTCAGGATGCTCGATTCATCCAGCACGACGCCGGCGAACGCTTCCAGGTCAAAGTGATCGAGCATTTCGTAGTTGGTGATCGTGATGCCTGGCTCGACCTGATCGTCGGCACGGCAGTATTTCACCGTGATGCCGAACTTGGCCGCCTCTTCGACGGTCTGCTGCGCCACGCACAATGGCGCGGCGATGATGACGTTGCCGCCCGTGTGCTCGCTGACCAGCTTGGCCCAGGTACACTGGCAAAGGGTTTTGCCCAGGCCAGTATCGAGGAATAGCGCTGCGCGGCCGCGCTTGAGCGCCCATTGAACGCAGGCCGCCTGAAAATCGAACAGCGGGCCGACTGGGACGTCGTAATCGAAGCCGGTCGGGACTTCGACGGCCAGCTTACCTTTGATGAAGGCCTCGTATTCTTGTATGCTATGCGCAGACATTATTGCTCCAGTAATAATTGTTCAGGGTCCGGCGCGGTTGCACCCGTTCCGGTCCCGCTATTGATTAATGCGATGCACTCAGCCAGCAGTTCCGCCTGCGTGCCGTAGCGCGCCTCGAATTGGGCCTTGGCGCCGTGCACGCTGATGCGCCCCATGGGGTCGCTGTCGTCCTGCTGATGGTGCTGCGCGCACAACGCCAAAACCTTGAAATGCGCGCCTTCTTTGGTCCGGCCGTCGATGTGATGAATGCTGATCCAGGGGTTCTTAATGCCGTCCTTGCGGCAGGCGACACAGCCCAGAGCCGCCATGGCGTCCATGAAGCGCTGTTCGGCCGCCGTCGGCGCCCTGCCCTTCATGCCGCGCGACTTCATCGGCTTGGTCTTTGCCTCGCGCTGGCCGGCCGCACGCAGCTTCGATACGGCGCCCGCCTCTTTTGCAGCGATGCGGGCGTGCGCGGCCGACTTCATGGGTGTCCGCTTGAGCGTGGCGGTGCCGGGCTTCATGGGCGATCTGCGCAGCATGCTACGATCTCCGCTCATGCAAAGGAGACATGAAATGCAACATGAGCGAGACGAACGCGGCGTCAACTACGGCAGCTTCATCATCGTGCACAGCCCCGGCACGCCCCGCCCTCGCCTGGATGACGGCTTCGCGATTCTTCGTTACCGGGAAGGCGGTGGGACAATCAGCGAGCACACTGGCGCGCCCAGCGAAATCATTTTCAGAACCGAAGCCCAGGCGCTTATCGCTGCGCACGCACGCGGCAAGGCGTGGATCGACGAGAACATGTCGAAGTCGGATTGAGGGCGTCATGCTTTTTCCTCGATCCTGAGGTAGCGGCGCCATTGCACCTTGACCCCATCGACCAGGAAGCCCCAGGTGCCGCGGTACTTGCCTGTGATAAAAAGGGTCCAGACGCCGCCTGGCGACACGCTGGTAATGCGGTGATATTCGCCGTATGCCAGAGTCGCCGTATCGCCAGGAGCGCGGATGAATTGAGCCGTCGACGTGAAGTCATCCGACATCCGAATTTGCATGAGACGCTCTTCGGTGTATCCGCCGCGTAGGATCACCGTGCGAGCGTTCCACGGGTGATCGTGCAGGTCGCGGTCCTGGTCCGGCAGCACAATGTGGTGCACGCGGATGGAGATCGGAAAGCGCCAGGGCTTGCGGTCGGAGCCGGATGCGCCCGTGTCGGGATACGGATTGAACAACCAGAAGCGCCGCATGTAGAGGTCGCCGTCTTTGATGATCGCGCTGTACGGTGTGCGCATCGCGCGGCGGATGAGGTAGTCGGCCACGGCCGGTCTGGCGAGTTGGCGCGCCAGCAGGTTGATGATCGTCTTCATGGATTGACTTTCGAATTTGCGCGCGGCGTCCGTAAGGCGCATTTCTGGCAAACGGTGCCACCGACAAACTGGCCGGTCGACCGCCGCAGGCCGCAGGGGCCGCTGCAGCGCTTCATTGCAGCGTAGAGGCCAGGGCTGCACGTTTTTGACGTGAGACGGTTTGTGGTAACGCCCGCGCCATTCATACGGACTCCATCACGGTTTCGATCCAGACGCGAGCCGCTTCAGCATTGATGGCGTTTCCATAGGCGCGCAGGCGTCCCACTCGGGCGGCAGCCCCATGAGCCAGCGGGAATGTGCCGGGTTCAACTGGCCGCCACTTTCCATCCCGGCATCCGAGCCAGTCAGCATCTCGCCAGAAACCGTTAGTCGGGCCGGGCCGAACGGTGCCGCTTCGATCGGCGCCAGGCTCGTTCTGCCCTTCACAAACTCCGCACTGCGCCCTTTGGTGACCTGGTGATCCGATGCCATCGGCGTTTGCCAGCCCGCCAGCCACGCACTCACCTGCATGCCCAAGTCGGTGATGGTCGCAACTCTGCGCCCCATATCCAGCTTGCGCCGCATGTGCTGCTCCGGCGTGCCGCCCGGCTGATTCGCCGTCGGCGTGGCCCAGCCCGCCAACTCCACCGCACCGGGCAGCTTCAATACCGGCTTGCTGTGGTCGCCCCGGCTGTAGGCGTATTTGCTGCCCGTCGAGTCGTTGACAGTCGTGGTTGGCCAGCCGACCAACTGCGCTCTGTCGTTGAGGTTCGCCATTCCGTGGCCCTGCGCCATCTTCGCCGCGATGTATTCTGGCGTGTGCGCGGGGAAGTGATCGTTGCTGACTGTTAGCGTTGGCCACCCAGTAATTGCGGTCTCGGATGTGCGGCGCACCGACGCCCGCAGACGGGAACGGGACACTCCCGAAGGCGTAACCCAGGGCTTCCAGGTCAGCGTGTACAAGGTCGATCCAAGCATCGACGTCTTTGCTTGCAACCTGCTCTCCAACCACGACTGCAGGCTTGCACTCCTGGATGAGCCAGGCGAAATGGGGCCATAGGTGCCGCTCGTCATCAAACGCAGCTCCTTTGCCTGCCGCGCTGAAAGGTTGGCAAGGACAGGAACCTGTCCAAACAGGTCGATCATCTGGCCAGCCGGCGGCACGAAGTGCGTGGGACCAGACGCCGATGCCGGCAAAGAAATGGCAT